TACGCTACAATAAAACTAAAATTACTTTCTTATCGTGGCAGCCACTATAAATGCAACTATAAAAGATGCTAATGCTAATAGCTATGTCACATTGACAGAAGCCAATAGTTATTTTGAAACAGTTCCAGACTCTTCAACTTGGACAAATAAAACAGATGATCAAAAGAATAGAGCATTAATATCTGCTACCAGATGGATTGATAGCTTTGTATTTTATGGAGACAGATGTGATGATGGTCAGGCATTAAAATTTCCTAGAAATAATTATCAGGTAGACGGGGTTGAGTTGGCTTGTTCTACAATTCCGTTAAATATTAAATATGCACAATATGAATTAGCTAGAGCTTTGGCAAATGATACTGGTGCTATTACTGGTACTACTGGTAAAGATGGTAATTTTTCTGAAGTAAAATTAGGAGATTTACAAGTTAAATACAATACCGATAGTCAAGGTACTGGTTCTATAAATAATATTTTGGATGTTTATCCATGGTTACAAAGTTATCTTGGAGCGTACATGCTAGGTGGAGCAGGTGCTTTTCAGATGAGGGTAGTTAGAGGATAATGGCAGGTCAATTAGATTCATTATTTAAAAGTGTTGCTAAAAGTGTTGTTGCTCAACTGGGTGATTCTTTAGATCACACCATTACTTATACAAAAAAAGGAATATCAGCATATAACGTGGAAACAGGTGAACAAGTTTCTATAGATACAACTTATTCAGATATTAAAGTACCAATATCTTTTGTTAGATCAGAAGAAGAAGCAGGACAAGAAATGAGAGAAGCAAAGATTTACCTTACACCTGATCTTATTGGAGATAATCAACCAGATCTTGAAGATGAAGTTACATTAAGTTTTGCAGGTTCTAATAGATTAGCTCAGATAGTTGATATAGATACTAAGAAAGGTGGACAGACTTATCTGTTTACATTATTAGTGAGGTTCTAATGGTTGCCAGAACACTTCGTGATTTACCAAAAGATTTAGATAAACAAATATCTAAAGATTTTAATGCTCTTATAAAAAAAGTACATAGAACATTATCAACAAAAAAACATAGTCCAGTTTATACAGGATTTTTTGCTTCAAGTTGGAAAGTTCAAAGTAGTCCAATAAAAGCAAATGATTTTATACAAAAATATCAACCTTGGTCTGGTCTTAAAAGAGAAGCTACAAGAATGTTTCTTGCAAGTTCTGTTAAAGAAAATAGACCAAAGAATCCAGTAATACAACCAAGATACCCTGTTAAACGTGCATTTAATTATAAAAGAGCAGTTTATATTGGTAATAAAGCTGAGTATTCTATATATGCTTTAGAGGGTGGCAAATTACAGATGTTTATACAAGGTTCTTTAGGAAAAATGATAAGTCAAACTATGACAGGTAAAGGTAAATTATTTCTTGGAGGTAGCACTACATTCAATAACTCTCCTAAATCAACCAAGACTCAAAGAAATCCAAGTATTAAATACACTGAATTTTAATTATGACTTTAGTAAATACAAGAGCAGCTTTTGAAAAAGCGGTAACAGATGTAGTAGCAGATGTAGACCCTACTATTTTAATGGTTTATGACAATGTTCATTTCACATCTCCTGGAAAAACAAAAAAATATATAATTATGAGTTTGGATTTTGAACAATCAACCTTACAAAATCAAGGTCCAGCTTCAGATTATTATTCAGGTGTTATTCAATGTAATGTATATGTTCCAAAATCAAAAGGTACATCAGCATTGTCTGAAATTTGTGAAGCTGTAATTGATGGCCTTACTTCTGTTAATGCTTCTGGATATACAGATACATTTAGTTGTAAACCCAGAGTACGAGATATAAACGGTCCTACACCACTAGACGTTGAAGATAGGAGTCACTTTGTCGGTATAATATCTTGCCAATTTACGGCTAATGCCTAGTATAATATAAGAACTTTAAATAATTGTATGGAAGCTATTGAACTTCTTAAAAACAAATTTGGTGTAAGCCAAAAATATTTGTATGAATTAAAAGATGGAGATCAAACACTTTTAGAAATATATTGGCATCCATTAACTATTGCAGAAAGAGAATCAATTGTTGCAAGATCTGGAGACACTGCCTCTGGTGATGAGTTTGCATTAAATTTAATGATTACAAAAGCATTAGATAAAGATGGTAATAGATTATTTCAAGATGGTCATAAAGCATCACTAAGACGAGAAATCAATGCAGGAGTTCTTCAAGATATTCAATTAGCAATGTTAAATTCTGGCGATATTTATAAATTGGAGGAAGCGAAAGCAACTTTAAAAAGCTAAAAATGATTGGTTTTTTATGTTTTTTTTAGCAACAGAGCTAGGAATGACCATAAAAGAATTATCTAGCAAATTAACTCAAGAAGAACTTATTCATTGGGTTGCTTTTTTTGAATTAAAAAAAGAAATTGAAGATAAAGCTATAGAAGATTCTAAAAATAAATCACGAGCAAGAAAACGCTAAAAGCGGTACACTAAAATAAAGTTTTGTTTTTAGGTCGAATCTCATGGCAGGGGAATATGGTGTAAATATAAAATTTAGAGCGATTGGCTTATCACAGATTGATAAAGCAACAGCAAAGGCAAAAGAATTAGAAAATAGTGTAAGTAAAATTAGAAGTTTAGATTTAGGAAAAGCAATAAGAGGACCAGTTGGAGATGAAATTGCAGAAGCTACAGGACAGATTAGAAGATATGCAAAACAAGTAAATCAAACAGGAAAAGTTGTAGGAAATACTAGAAAACAGCAAATGGCTGCTTTGGAATCATTTGAAATGATGAGAGATGAAGTTCAAATTGGTTCAGTAATGTTTAATGAAATGAATGAAGCTATTGCAAATCAGACTAGATTAATGAATCAAAATACAAATTCAACTAATAAAAATGTAAGTGCTAAGAAAAAACAAAAAATGTTTCCTGGAATGAGTCAAGGATTCTTGGGCAATTTAAGAGAAGGTGTAATGGGTGGTGGTGCTTTGCAAAGTGGTTTAGTTAGTGGTGCATTCCCATTGTTATTTGGACAAGGTCCATTAGGAGGTGCTGCTGGTTTTGCTGGTGGATTTTTAGGAACAAAAATGGGTGGGCAAATGGGAGGATTTGCAGGAGGTCTTGTTGCTACTGCTGTTCTTCAACAACTTACAACTGCAAAAGAAAAATTAGAAGAACTAGGAAAAGCAGTTACTTTCTTTTCTTTTGATGTTAGTGCTGCTACCAATGCACTTGGTCTTGCAGGAACACCTCAAGCAGAATATATAAAATTAATTGAAAAATCACAAGGCAAACAAGCTGCATTTAATTTAGTTATGCAAGATATGGAAAAATTAGTTGGAGAAGATGGAGTAAAAGCATTACAAGATTTTGCGGAAGGCACTAGAGAACTTCAAAGTGAAATAACAAGATTTTTAACAGAAGTTGCAGCTAATGTTGCAAAATTATTTGCAGCAGGAGATGGTAGTGGCAGAGTTACTGGTTTATCAAGAAGAAGTTTATTAAAAGATGCTTTAACAAGTGATAATTTAGAAATACAATCATTAATAGAAAAAAGAAATGAAACAAAAAATAGAAATAAGAGAGAAAAAATAAATCAAGAAATACTTAAATTAATGCAAACAGAAAAAAATAATAAAAAAAATCTTGATTTAGAAAACTTAAGAGCAGAACAATACAGGGAAATAACTAAATCTGTTACAGATAAAAATCGTTTTTTAAACGAGTCAATAAGTTTAGGAACTAGAGAAGCTCAGATTCAAGAAAAACTTAGAGAGTTTGATAGAAAAGCTCTTCAATTTGATAAAGAAATAAATCAACAAAAGAGAGATCAATTTGAAAATGCTTTACGTTTACAACAAGAACTTGAACGTGTAAATAATTTATATCAAGGTATTGCAAACACAGTTCAATCAGGGCTTGTTGATGCAATTGAAGGTGCGATAAATGGTACTAAAACTCTTGGCGATGTAGCTCGTAGTGTTTTTGGAGCGATCCAAAGGCAACTTATAGACTTTGCTGCGACTTCTTTTTTACGAGCAATTCCTGGAATTGGTGGATTCTTTGCAAATGGTGGTGTTACTAAACCTAATAAATCATATATTGTTGGAGAACGTGGGCCAGAACTATTTACTCCAGGCATTACAGGAAGAGTTACTCCTAATCACGAATTAGGTGGTAGTTCTACAAATGTTGTAGTAAATGTAGATGCCTCCGGTTCTTCTGTTGAAGGTGATGAAGCACAGGGCAGAGAACTTGGTCGTCTTATATCAGTTGCAGTACAATCTGAAATAGTACAGCAGCAAAGACCAGGAGGATTACTTGCATAATGACAGCACCTAGTTTTGATAATGATGTAAATATAAAGC